GGATCGCGCGAACGCCCGGAGTTGAGCCAAAAAAGTTCCCGGGCCATTTAACCTTGCAAAAGATGCGCTGACCTGCGGAAATGGCTAGAATTGTCGTCATGACAACCCCAAAAACACCACAAAATTGACCCGATCGACCCGTGTTCGCCGCCCAAGAGTGAACCGGGAGATAAACGCTCGCCTCGCCGGCGAACAGGTTGGCCCCATCGAGAAGGGGATGGCGACCGTCGGCCTGACCAAGGGCCAATGGTCGTTGTCGGACCTGGTGCTTCACGTGTTGGAGGCGACTGGTCCTGCGGACCTGACGGTGTCGACGTGGACGGCGGCGGGCGCCGATCTTGATCACACTTTCCGACTCCTGGAGTCGGATTAGAAATGAGGCTTGGGACGTCGTCGTGATACGGCGGCGTCGTATTGCGCGACGCTGGCTCGGATCGGCGATCTCGAAGAATGGATTGCTGAGCATGGTCCTGTCGTCACGATTACGGACGACAAGGGCAACGTTCGGCAGCATTCGGAGTCGCCGAGGTTGGCGGTGCTGCGGAAAGAGCGCGGCGAGCTTGTGGGTCTTGAGCGGGCGATGAAGCGGGCGGGCTTGACCGTCGAGGTGTGAGATGACGGCGAGGAAATCAGCTGCGCTCCGTCTTGTCGACGGGGATGTGGGCAAGCAGCGGAAGAAGTCGGTAGGGGTGTCGCCGCCTTCGAGGCGTCCTGTTGCGCCGCCTGGGATGGGGCGCCCGTTCCTGCAGGAGTGGACGCGGGTCGTCAAGAACCTGGAGGCGCGAGGCGTCGCTTTGGCGCCGGATGATCGTGATTTGATCTCGGTCTATGTTGCCGCCTGGATGCGGTGGCGAGAGCTGATCGACCTACTGGCTGTTGACGGCTTCGTGATCGCCGACGCGAAGGGCTCGGAGAAAAAGCATCCGGCGTTGCAGACGCTGCGTGAGTGCGAGACGACGATGACGTCGTTGTCGCAACGATTTGGCTTCGATCCGCGGTCTCGTGCGGATCTCGGCGCCGACGCTGGTGGTGTTGTCGATGACTGGGACCGCTTCACCTGAGAGCGCTTCCCGGCCGTTCGGGCGCCAGTGGCAGGCACGACAAGCAAAGAAGGTCGAGCGGCTCGAAGAGCTGGGCCTGCCAATCTTCCCGGGCTTGACGCCGAGGAACCCGTACCGCGATTGCGATCGTCCGTGGTGGTGGCGGCCAACTGAAGACGACAAAGAGTTCTACATCGACGACCGGCAGACGGTTGTCGATGATGGTTGGCGGATCGCCAATTTCGTCGAGACGCGCTGTCGGCATACGGTGGGCCGCTGGCGAGGCGGGCGGTTCCGCTTGCTGCCATTCCAGCTGGCGTTGGTGCTCAACACGTTCGGGCCGAAAGACCCGCAAACCGGGTTGCGGATCGTCCGCAACGTTTTCGCGGAATGGTCGAAGAAGAACGGTAAGTCTGAGCTTGGCGCTGCGATCGCTCTTGCTCTGCTGTTTGCTGACCGTGAGGGTGCGCCACACATCTATGGGTGTGCAGCGACGCGCGAGCAGGCTGGCCTGATTTTTCGGGCAGCTGCCACGATGGTGCGGCTCGATCCGGATGGGATGGGTGCCCGAACTCGGGTGTTGCCGTCGGTCAAGCGGTTGGCGGTCCCAGAGACCGAAGGCTTCTATCAGGCGCTTTCTGCGGATGCTGGTGGCGCTGATGGTGTGATCCCGTCGGGCGTCCTGTCCGATGAGGTCCACCGCCAGAAGAAGCGAGACCTGTACGACCTGCTGGAGGGTGGCACGGAGCCTCGCGATCAGCCGCTCACCGTCAATCTGACGACGACAGGCAAGGATGGCGATTCGCAGCTTTATGACGGCCTGCACGGTCATGCTGTAGCAGTGCAGTCGGGGCTCGTGGTGGATCCGACGTGGTACGTCGACGTGCGCAATCTCCCGAAGGTTGACCGGATCGGGGAGAAGGTCGATTGGAGATCGCAGCGGTATTGGTTCGTGTCGAACCCCGCGCTGGGCAGCGCTAAGGAGATTGCTGAGGGTGAGGCGTTCAAGCCGGCCGAACGTCTCAAGGAGCGTGTGAAGCGGATCGAGTCCGATCCGTCGTCTGAGACGTTTGTTCGGCGTTACCATCTTGGGCAGTCGATCGACGATCTCGATTCGTGGCTGCCGATGGTGAAGTGGGATCAATCAGGCAACCACCCGTTGCATCCCGAGTCGAAGGTGCTCGCAAGACGGAAGTGGAAGGCGATCGGCCTGGACCTGTCCGCCGTCGCCGATTTAACCGCAGCGGTGGCGATCGTTGTGGACGACGAGACTCCCGAAGGCGTTGATGTTGTCTGCCGGTTTTGGCTGCCGGGATCGAATCTTGCAGAACGCGAGGCAGCCGACAGCGCGCCATACGGGCAGTGGGCCAAGAACCCGCTGACCGGCTTGACGCTTTGTGATGGTGACGAGATCGATGAGGAGATGGTTGAGGCCGGGATTTTGCGCCTCGCTGAAGATCTGGGGATCTCGACTGTGGCGATGGACCCGTGGCACGGGACACGCGTCGCGGTGAATTTGGAGCGGGCCGGGCTGACCGTCGTGAAGGTGCCGCAGACGGCTGCGCATCTCGATCAGCCAACCCGGAAGCTTGAGTCGCTCGTGTTGGGCGGCAGGTTCCGGGTGTGCGGAAATCCGATCATGCGCTATTGCGCCGAGGGCACCGTTCTGGACTCGGGTGCCGACGGCATGGTCAAGCCGTCGAAGAAGAAGGCGAAGCGGCGTATCGATGGGATCGCGGCAGCGATCAATGCCATTGATGCTGCGATCTGCCGCCAAGTCGTCAAGCCGAAGAGCGTGTACGCCGAGGGTGGCGATCTGATGATCGTCTGATGAGGAGATGGTCATGGAGACAGCTCTGATTGTTGTGTCTCTGTTGGCTGTCGCTGGGGCGATCGTGTGGCATGGGCTGCGCGACGGGGCTTTGGTGCGTCGCCTGCGCGGGCGGCGTGTGCTGGTGCCGATCAATCGGATCGGCCCGGAGCTCGCCTACGAGGGTGTCGTCGTCGCTCTGGTGCGCGGCTGCCTAGTGCTTGACAACGTGATTGAGCATGTCGAGGGGGCGGATCCGGTGGTGACGGCGGGTCAGCGTTGGATTGAGGCTGATCGACGCGAGTCGATTCAGGTCGCCTGATGCCGATCTCTCTCACGGCGACCGGCGTGCCGGTCCACACGTACCGGAAGGATCAAGCGGCGGCGATCCGCACCCGCACGACGCTTTACGACCGCTCTGTCACGTTTCGGCAGCTGTACCGGTCTCAGCGGAATGTTGCGACCGCAGTTATTGCGATCGCATCGAACATTGCGGCTTTGCCCTGGCAGGGGTTCCGTCGCGGTGGCGATGGTCGCGAGCGGCTGTCTGCGGATCATCCGCTCGAAGTGTTGCTTGCTGCGCCAGCGCCGGAATGGACGGCGTATCGAGCCAAGACCCATCTGATCTCTGAGCTGTGCATTCACGGCAATGCGTTCGCTCGGATCATCCCGGCGGCAAAGTTGCGGGCGAGGAATGCGCCAGCTCTGGTGCCGGTCTTCGCGCATCAGGTCAAGCCTGAGGGCGGGTCGATGCTCGGCGCCGAGCGGTACCGGGTGCGCTGGCCGAACGGTGACGACGAAAGCGTCCCAGCGTCCGAGATGCTGCATTTGCGGCATTGGGACCCGGATGACCCTCGCGTGGGCATGTCCCCGTTGGAGCCCCTGCGGGAGATCCTTGCTGAGGACTCCGCTGCCGCGCAGTCGAGGCCGGACATGTGGCGCAATGGGATGCGTGTGTCGGCGGCGATCAGTCGGCCGATAGATGCTCCCGAGTGGAGCCCGGAAGCGCGGGAACGATTCCGCGCCCAACTGCAGGCCTTTCACGCCGGGGAGAACTCCGGGAAGTTTCCCATCCTTGAGGATGGGATGACGCCGGCAGAGTTCCCCTCGCAGACTGCCCGCGACATGGAGTACATCAAGAGCCGGCAGCTGACCCGGCAGGAAGTCGCTGCGGTCTTCCAGCTGCCCCCCCAGGTTGTGGGGATCATGGACGGCGGGTTTTCTTCGGAGCAACGCAGGGCGTTCTACGTCGACGCCATGGGCCCCCTGAGGCGGATGTTGCGAGAAGAACTCTCAGCCCAGCTGCTGCCCCACATTGACGGCGGCGACGAGCTGTTCGTCGAGCTGAACATTGAATCGAAGTTGCAGGGAGCGCTGGAAGAGCAGGCCGATGCGTTCGCGAGGACGGTCGGCGTGCCGATCATGTCAGTCAACGAGGCTCGCGCTTTGAGGAACTTGAGTCCGGTCGATGAGGAGTGGGCCAACCTGCCCGTGCAGCCGCTGAATATTTTGTATGGCGGCCAGCTCGCGGGTGAGCAGAACATGCCTGGCGACGTCGCCCCGAAGAAGGAATGGCCCTGGGGGCAGGTGAAGGATGCGGCGTCGAGTTCGGATACGTTGGATGACCGTGCGGCGAGGCGCTTTGCGCAGCTGCTGGGGTCTCATGCCCGTCGGGCACTGAGGTCGATCGAGGCTCGCCTTCCTGCCGACGATGCGGCGGCAACAGTCGAGATGTTGTGGTCTCGGGCGCGGTGGGACGATGAGCTTGCGGCCGACTTGCTGGTCGCCGAGGTGCAGATGGGCGCGCTATATGGCGCCGATCTGACAGGCGGTGATGCGCCAACCGCCGAAGTGTTGACTCCGTTCCTGGAAGCCAACAGTCGTGCCCACGCCCTGAGCTTCAACGACGAGATCGACGCGGCGATCGGCGAGGTGATCACCGATCGCGGTGATGAGAAGTTGCGTCCCGCCCTGGCGGCGCGGTTCGCGCATTTGCGGACGGTGCGAGCCCAGGTCGCCGGCGACGAGGTCCGCGGCGACGTTCGCGCTTTCGGGCGCGATATGGGAGCGAAGAAGACCGGCCGGTCCGGCAAGAAGGTCTGGCGCACCCGGTCGAGGAATCCGCGCAGCGCGCATGCGGCGATGAACGGCGAACAGGTCGAGTTCGGCCAGAAGTTCTCGAATGGCGCGGACTTTCCGCGTGACCGGTCGCATCTGCCTGTTGACCAGACGGCCGGCTGCCAATGCGAAGCCGAATACGTGTTCGATGCGGAGGAGGGGTCTGATGGGTGAATGGGTGAAAAGCCGCAGCGCGACGATGGTCAAGCTCGACGCTCCAACGGAAGACTCGCCGGTTGGGACATTTGAGGCGATCGTTAACGCCTTCGGCGTGGTGGACTCAGACGCCGATCGGGTGTTCAGCGAGGCATTCGAGCCGCTTGTTGGTGGGGTGTCGAACTCGACGCCGCATCCGGTTGCCTGGTCTCACCAGTTGGCCGGGTTCCGGGCTGCCGGGCCTGGCTCGGTGATCGGCGCAGCAACCGAAGCGAAGGTGCTGAAGGCCGGTGCTGCAGAGCTCCCGGTCGAGATCCGTCAGAGCGGCGCTCTGTGGATCGCTGGCGAATGGCTCGCTCACGATGAGGCGCAGACTGCCCGCGATTTGGCGGCGAAGAATCTGGTCCGCGAGTGGTCGGTTGCGTTTCGCGCCCGGCCGAACCCGGTCTACTGGACCGACCTGGGCCGCGAGACGGACCCCGACGGTCCGAACCCCTGGAATGAGGTCGGCGGCGTCGACTGGCATGAAATTGATGACTGGGTCGAGACGTCGCTCGTGGTGCGCGGCGCTAATCCTGGGACAGCAACGTTGAGCGCGAAGACGTTCCAGGATGGCGAGGCGGAGGCTGCGTTGCTCGCCGATCTTGATGCCCGCCTCAAGACTGGGACCCTGTCCGATCAGGGGCGGGCCCGGATCATCCAATTCGCGGCCCAGCTGGGCCGACCGCACGCAACCGACGAGTCGAAGACCGCAGAGGCGGAGATCGACCAGCGTCGAGAGCTGCAACTCCTCGCACTCGCTGCTGCGAGCTGAGGACTTTTTTCATCCGATTTTTGTCCCGGCCGTGGGGTCGGGGTTCAGTCCTGAAAGGGGCTCACCATGGAAGATGCTGCCGTCATTGATGTTGATGCCGTTCTCGCCGCGGACTTCGTCGCGTCGACCTCCGAGGTCAAGACGCTGGAAGAAGCGAAGCGGAACATTGGCCGCTGGGCGATGGCCACAGCGGCGAAAGACAGGTCCGAGATCACACCCGAGGAGTGGGAGAGGGTCGAGAAGGGTACTGCCCGCCTCGACGAGATCAACGCTCGCATCGCCGAGATCGAGCGCGGCCTGCAGCTTGACCGGCTCAGCGCCGACGGTGAGGCAACAGCGAAGGCTGATCGCCTTGCCGACCTCGAAGCGTTGAAGGCCGCTGCCGGTGGCGGGAAGTTCGACGAAGACGCGCCTGCCGCTGCTCGCCGGAAGCGCCGCGAGTGGCTGCCGTTCCACAAGCTCGCGGGCTACGACGCCTACGACGCATGGCGGAAAAATATCGCTGACGGCTCCGGCGGTTTGGTGGGCACCTCGCCAACACTAAAGCGCGACATCGGCATCATCGGGCTGAAAGAAATCGCCTCAGTTCGGACCAACGTCGCTGGCGAGAATCGCGTGACGACACCGCAAGCCGTCGACCTCGGGCTGATCGAGCGGATGTACCAGCCGGAGCGGGTTGCTTTGGAGCGACTCGTCACGCTGCACGGCGAGCTTGGATCCGATCATTTGACGTGGGACGAGCAGATATCGCGGACCAACAACGCCGACTGGATCACAGAAGCCGATAGCTGCGACGACGAGCTCGTCGACCCGTTGGCCCGCAAGCCAAAGTCGACGTGGGCGCTAATGGAGCACACAGACCACGTGCGGCAGGTCGCCCACATGGACTGCTTCACGAGAAAGGCAGTCAAGTTCGGGACCCAAGCCTGGCAGGATCTCCGCGATGCCGAGGGTCGTGACGGAATCCTCGACCGAGTCGAGGAAGCCTTCTGGACAGGAACGGGGGCGGAGGACCCGCTTGGGCTCGCCAACCTGGGCGGGACGCAGGTGCTGCCATCGACTGGCGACATGGTGCGCGATATCCGTATTGCGCAGCTCCTTTGCCGCATTGTTGGCGGGAGTCGCCCGACAGCGACGGTCGTCAACCCGTTGTCGGCGATCGAGCTCGACCTGATGACCCAGGCGGACGGCACCTACCTACGCGGCAACCCGTTCTTCGCGAGCCTCGGGACGCCGTCCATCTTCGACATGCCGATCTTCGAGTCGGAGCACGTTCTGCCCGGCATTGGCTGGACCGCAGACTGGAAGAAATCTCACCTGTGGGACTTCGATGGGATCTCGGAGTACACCGCCGACTCGAACGGCTACGACTTCGAACACAACCGCTTGGTGAAGCTGTGGGAAATGTACGTGTTGCTGATCTTCACTCGTCCCGCTGCCTTCGTGCAGCACACGGACCTGCCGACCGCATCGATCTAAGGAGACACCAATGATGAAGTTGCACAAGTTGCCAGGCGGCGGGGTGGTCCAGATGGATCCGGGCCGCGACGCCGAACGGATCAAGCAGACGGGCGCGGTCGAGTTTGCGCTCGCCAAGGGTGAGTCTCTCGGCGATGGGGCGCGTCGCGCTTATGCGAGAACGCGCATCGCTCAGACGATCCGTGTGCGTCGTGAGCGTCCCGAGTCGCTGGTCGCCCAGTTGGAGCGTCGGATTGCCGAGCTTGAGAAGGCGCAGGCTGCTGACGGCTCCGTCAAGGTGACGAAGTAAGTTGGGGCGGATGGGGGTGTGTCGCCCAACCGTCAAGGAGCTCGGCATCGCTGATTGCGTTAACCCTGTCCTTGCCGACCGCGCGGTCGGTGAGGCATGGGAGGCGCTCCTTGACGCGTTGGGCGGCGACCCCTGCGCCTGCACGGAGACCATCCTGATTGATGGTTCCGGTACCGACGTCATCTTGTTGCCGTGCGCTCCAGTCGACAGGGTGTCGAAGGTCGAGGTGTTGGAGCGCGACCCGTGCGGGTGCGAGCCAACCCCGAACTGTTGCGGGGCTTGGCGCGAGATCGATTGTTGCGAGTGGGATTGCTCGCGGGCTGGCGTGCTGCGGCGTTGTGGGTGCCCGTGGCCGCGGCGTGGTGCGTCGGTGCGGGTGACGCTGAGTACCGGTTGGGACCCGTTGCCTCGCCCGATGCTGCGGGCGTTGCGATCGTTGGCCGGTCGGATCGTTGCTGCTGGCGGTCAGGTGCCGCAGGCGGAACGTGAGATCACCCAGCACACGGTCGGCGCCACCTCGGTGACGTTTGCCGGCCACGCCACACAGCCTGCCGCCGCGTCGTCGCTGCATTCGACGGTGTTCACGGTCGCCGAGCTGAAAGCGTTGGAGCCGTTTGTGTTGGCGCGGTCGGTGCGGGTGATGGCGTGAACTTCGCGGGGATTGCTGGACTGTTCGCCGAGTTGGTGGTGGTCGAGCGTCGGACCGGTGAGGTGGTCGACCAGTTCGGCCGAGAGATCCCAACATATGGCGTCGGCCAGCCGGTGTGGGCCGCGGTTGAGCCGAAAACGTCGGCGGAAGACCTGAATGATGCGGACTCGTTGACGGCGGGTTGGCTGGTGTTTTTGCCGCCCGGCACGCCTGTGGGGGGGCGTGATCGGCTGGTGATCCGCGGTTGTCGCGGGCGGATTGTTGGTCCGCCTCGCGAGAGCGTCGGGTCGCACATCGAGGTCGATGTGATCGTCGAGGATGCGTGAGGGATGCCGCGGCGGGCGACGGTCGAGCTTGATGAGGCTGCGTTGCTTGACGCCGCGCGGACTGCCCCCCAGGTTGGGGAGGCGACGCGTGATGTTGCTGATGGGATCGCCGCGGATGCTGAGGCGTTGGCGCCGCAGGGTCCAGGGCAGGGCGGCCATTTCTCAGAGATGATCGTGGCTGAGGGCCCGTTTGTTGCGCCGGAGGGCCTGGTGTCGCGTGTCGATGCGCTGAAGTTCACGTCCTGGTTTTTGGAGCGCGGGACGGGAGCGCCGGGGCCGACTCCTGCGTTGGAGATCATGGAGCGCGCTGCGCTCGCTTCCGGCCACAAATTTGAGCCTGGAACGACGACGGAGGGTTGAGATGGGTAACACGATGCGAGCGTTGGACGGGCAAGGCCGTTCGATTGCGATTTCGGTTGACGACAACATCGCTGGTGTGCGCCGGCAGCTGTCGGCCGGGGCTGGTGGTGGTGGTCCTGCGACGACGGTGACGATCGCGGGACCGTTACCGCTCCCTGTTGAGGTTGTGCCTCCGGAGCCGATCGAGTTTCTGGAAATCATTGAGCATGTCGAGGGTGCCGTGTGGGCGGCGTGGCCGGCGAACGTCGTGTCGTGGTCTGTCACCTGCGAGGTGGGGACGGTCGTGCTGACCGGTGTTACCGCTGCGGGAGGCGACACGACGCTGCATGCGGTCGACGACGTCGGCAACGCGACGTCACATGAGCAATGGCACACCGTCGCCCACCCGACGGCGATCGACGCGTCGAACGGACGCGCGCTGCTGAATATCCAATACCGATAAATAGTCCTGAGGAGGGCAACAGAAAATGGCAACAACCATTACCGGACACCAGTCCAGCAACGACTCTGTGATTACCGCCAGCGTGATCGACCGGACTGTGCAGCCCGTCGCAGGCACTGCCGAGACGTTCACGCTCGCCGCGGCTGTAGCACAGATGGGGTTCGAAGCTGTAGAGAACGGGTCGGTCACGATCCGGCTGCAGTCTCCAGGCGACGGACCCGGCGAATTCCAGCCTCTGTTCGACGTTGTCGAAGCTGTGAATCGTTTGCAGGCGCAGCCAAACACCGTCGCGACAGTCACGATTGATGACGGTACGAACTCTGGGACGTTCGCTGGTGACGGCTTCTCAGTCGAGGCTCGTGGTGATTCGACAGCGACATGGCAGTCAGATTCAGGCATCCATTTCGTAGAGTGGATGACCGCACTGAACGCTCTGATTGATGCTGACGCCGCAGCGTATGTGTTCTCTGCGTTGCCTTTAGCGGGCACCGACATCGGCGACAACCCTGAGATCACTTTCACGGTGACGCCGTACGTGATGCAGACCATCACGACGGAGGTGACCGCGGTCACTGACCCCGAAGTGCTGGACGAGTTGCGGACCAGCAACGAACTGTCCCGCCAAGCGTTGGATGTCGCGTCGCAGGACGACCGTTCCGCGACCGGCATGGTCATCGCTGAGATCGCGAACGCTGACGCGGCGGCTCAGGATGTTGACCTCGGACGCGTGTTGGCGAAGGACGGCACTTACACGCTGCCGACCGGTGTGACCGTCGCTGTGTCGGGCCAGTTCACGGTCGATAACGCGACGTCAATGTCGGGAACGGTTCTCGACGGCGATGTGTGGCTCTCTCTGGACGGCAACGAGACGACTCCTGTGTTTGTGCGTCAGCCGAACTTGATCACAGCGTTCGGGAACGAGGACGGCATTCGTTTGCAGTTCCGTGAGCAGAAGCCGATGTTGCGGCTCTCGCCGGGCGCGGTCGTGACCGTGGCGGGAACAGCACGCTCTTAGCCGCAGCCGAACAAGCGAGGAGGTGGTCCCTGATGGGGCAGTCATTCACGGGTGCGGCGTTGCAGTCGATCGGTGCCGAACCGTCGTTGTACCGCGCTCCGGACGGCACATTGTTTACCGTCGATTCCGATGGGAAAGCTGTCGGCCTGGACGGCGTGGCGCTGTCGCCTGTCCCGTCAGGGAACGCCTATCTCGCTGGCGATGGTCCGCATCTGGGCTTTGACGATGCGAACGGCACAGCGATCATCGTCCAGTCAGACGGCAGCTACACGCGGCCGGACGGCACGTCCTACACCCTCGTGGGGACGTGGCGGCCTTGGGGTTATGAGGGGACTGCCGGGGCGCCGGATCCGTGCGCTGGCATCATCTCCCCCGGGTCAGACGACCTCTACGTGGCGGGCACGTCCGGCTCCTATGCGGGCGCGGTCGATATCGCCACCTTGCCAGGATTTGCGAACATGACTGGGCCGCCGGACACCGTCATGTTCGCGTTGACGACCGACATCAACGACAACCGGTACTCCTGGCTGACGTTCGACGCGCTCCCCGACGCCGGGTGCAAGACCGTGACAGGCGGTTCGCTGTCTCTGACGATGGGCGCGATCGGGAACACCGAGAACCACCCGCTGATCGTGTACTACGGCACCGCTGGGACTCCTGTCGCCGACTTACGGACAGGCGGGACGAATCCGCCGCCGAACGCGACGACGACGTACGCGTTGACGGCGCCTCAGGCGCTTGCGTTGTCTCTCGGGACCGCCGATGTCCTGTTTGGGGTTGAGGATCATTCGGCTGTCGAGGCGGTGTTCAACGTCGACGCGATCAAACTCACGTTGGATTGGGTCTGATGGTGTTCCCGATTGAGCTGGTGCTGCCAATCGATGGGCGTGACGCTGGCGAGGTTCTCGGCGAGGGCGATGTGCCCGAGTTCGTTGCTGAGGCGTGGGTGCGTGCTGGCCTAGCGCGCCGCCCCGAAAAGAAGAAGGTGTTGTGATGGGAAATGTCCCTGCGATGTTGGCGGCGTTGCGCCGTCCGGCCGGTGGCGGTGGAGTGGTGCCCGTTCCGGGCCCGGAACCGGTCGCATGCCCTGAGGTTGGCTCGGGGCCGGGACAACTCGTGTTCCACGCAGACCAGGTGTTTACGTCGGCGTTTTCGCTAGTGCCGGATTGGTCTGGCACGCTGGGCGCTGAGGACGCTTTTGGTGCTCCGGATTCGATCGGGTGGCTTTGGGTCGCGACCGACGGGTTCCAGGCTGGAGTGATGTCCGGCATCCGATTCCAGGCAGAACCGGGCTGGCTGGCTTGTCCGAACATGACCATCACCGGGGGCACGATGGATGCCTTCTATTTCGACGCTGTTGACGCAACCGCCAACACGATGGTGTTTGACGACGCTCTCACTGACGGCGCTTTCGGCACGCCAACCGCGGTTTCGGGGGCAGGCTCCATCGGCCTGACGTTCAACGCGGCTCAAGCCGCCGGGCTTCTCGACGGGTCATACCAGTCCTGCATCATCTTCGACCCTTCGTCGGAGACCGCCCAGATCAGCTGGGACGCGGTCCGCTGGACCATCAACTACACCGCATGAGCTGATGCCTGCGCCGTCGATCGAGCAAGCGAGCCGCGACTGGCTCACCCAATGGTGGGCCGACAGCAACCTCACGCCGACCCCAACCCTCATCGCGACCGAACGGCCCGCCCGCGCCGCCTGCCGCTACCCACTCATCGTGGTACGACAGCTCCCAGGCGGACGAGAAGAACGCTGCCTCGGACACTTGGAGCCCGCAACGATCACCGACCGCGTCGCCGTCAACGTTCATGGCGGCACGCACGACGACACCTCGGCGAAAACTGTGGCGTTGACCATCGCCGAAAACACGCGAGACGCGCTCGTCGCAATGACCGGCCGGACCGTCCCATCGACGATCGACGGACTGCCCGACGCGTCATGCGTCCGGGTCGAGATCATCGACCGGCCTCGCTGGCGGCCGACGCTTGACCCCGGCCACGACCTGGCTGGCTACGAATTTTTCGCGCGGGTCACACTCCGCGTGTAAGTCCCCTTGGCTCCCCCGGCCCAGAACCAAACCGCCGCACCGGCGACCTCCTGAAAGGGATTTTCCATGTCTGGAATCCGCACCGCCGCGAACGCGCGGGTGCTAGTAGCCCCAGTCTCAGCGGTACTCCCAACTGAAACAGATGTCTTCGACGCTGGCGGCGACATCGAAGCTCTCACTGAAGCGATAGAAGCACGCGGATATTTCCGTTATTGCTGCGTCAGTGATGACGGCATCACGATCACCCGAGACGGCGAGCAAGAAGACGTGCGTTGCCTCGGCGCCCGAGGTGTCAGCCGGACGATCCGCCACTCTGAGGCGTGGACCGCTGAGTTCGACGGTAGGACGTGGGGCGCCTACGCCACTTCGTGGGCTTCGGGTGGTGATGAGACCGACGTGTCTACGCCTGACCCGGTGAACGCGGCGGGCGTGAGGTTGTGGGTGCCGAGGATCATCACAGACGCGGTGAAAACCCACGTCATTCTCCTGTTCGAGGATGAGGGCCACTTGTTCATGGTGGTCGCGCCGAACGTGGAGACCGGCACGTCGTTTGAATTCAACGTTGTTGAGACCGAGGCGATGACCACACCAGTCTCGCTGAGCCTTCTCGCGCCGAGTGAGGAATCCGGTGGGATCGCGCCAATGTGCCTGTACACCACGCACCCGACCTTTGATCCCGCAGCACCAGTGACCTGCTGACAGCTCTTCGGGGCGAGGGTGTTGCGCTCTGTTTGGGGGAGCCGGTGGGCACCCTCGCCCCGAAACCATTTCCATCCCACCAGCCAACCCCCGAAACCCACCGAAAGGAACCCAGACAATGGTCAACATCGATCGAATCCGCGAACGTGCCGACGCGAAGAGCGGGGAGCATGCCCCCCGAATCGAGCTCGGAGACGAACAGTTCCCGCTCAACCCGACGATCACCATCGCACAGCAAGACCTCATGGTTGCAGGGAAGGTCTTGGACTTCTTGCAGTCATGCTGTCCTCCTGAAACTTGGGAGGCGGTCGGCGAAACACTGTGCGGACTGCGCGTTGAGGCGGCCGCAGACCTCTGCGCCGAGATTCTCGCCGAGTATGGCTTGGACCCCAAGAAGCCGCGACGGCAATAAGCCTCGCGGCCCAATATCCGGGCCAGATCGAAGCTGATCTAGCCCGCTACTACGGCCAGTCGATCGAGATTGTTCGCTACGACTGGCCGTCTGCAGTCCCCTTGATCGTGCATCTTCCGCCCGAGTCGGCGACGATGCGCGCCGCCGCCGGCGGTTGGCCCCAAACCGACCGACTCATCTCGGCACTCGGCGCATTCCTGCTGCAACAGACACAAATCGTTGTGGCCACCACCACCACGACGAAACGAAACGCCGGGCATCTCCGCTCGCTGAGCCGACGGCTCGCGCAACAGGAGTTCCCGGGCCCCGAGCAAAAGCGTCGGCAGTCGATGGCTACGGTCTCAGACCTTAAGGCATTCTTCGGCTGAACCCGGCCCCTGGTGGTGGTGTGTGATGGCAACGAGCGTCGGTGTTGTCCGCATCCCTGTCGAGCCGGAGGTAGATCCGGCCGCTGCCGGGAAGGTCCGCAACGACCTCGGGAAGCTCGGCGAAGAAGCGTCGAGAGCGCTTGCCGAGAAGGGCCAGCTGATTGCTGGGCTCGGCGACAAACTGACGCTTGGACTCACCGCCCCTCTGGTTGGCCTCGGCACCGTCGCTCTGAAGGAATTCGCCCAGGTCGAAGCCGGCTTGGCGGAGGTTGTGTCGCTGACCGGCGAGGTCGGTCCTGCTGCTGCGGCCACGCTCGACGAATTCGCGGGCGGCCTGTCTGGTCTGTCGTCGGAGATTGGTGTCGCTCAGGAGACACTCGTCGGCGGGTTGTATCAGGCGCTCTCCGCTGGGGTGCCTCGCGACAACGTTTTTGAGTTTTTGGAGGTTGCGGGTAAGGCGGCGATCGCTGGTGTGTCCGACACCGAAACGGCGGTCGACGCGCTCACAACCGTCGTTAACAGTTATGGACGCGACGTCATTGACGCTGGGCGTGCTGCCGACATCGCGTTTGCGACCGTCAAGGCCGGTAAGACCGATTTCGAATCGCTGGCCGGGTCATTGGCGAATGTGTTGCCTGTCGCGTCGTCGGTCGGGGTGTCCTTCGAGGAGGTCGGCGCCGCGATCGCCCAGCTGACCGCCCGCGGGGTCCCGACGGCACAGGCCACGACACAGATGCGGGCTGCTCTCGTAGAGCTGTCAGCCGCTGGCACCGACGTGTCGGACGTTTTCACGGAGGTGGCCGGGAAGTCATTCCGCGAGTTCATCGCGGATGGCGGCGACATGACCGGTGCTCTGGAGATTTTGGGCCAGGCGGCCCAGGAGCAAGGCGTCAACATTTCCGACCTGTTCGGCTCCGTTGAGGCTGGATCCGCGATCCTCGGGCTCGCAGGCACCAACCTGGATGCCTACGCCGCCCAGGTCGAGAACATCACGAACTCGACGGGGGCGGCCGCCGCAGCGTTCTCCGTCATCGACGAGTCGACATCGAGGAAGTTCGAGCGGCTCTCGGTGGCGGCGAAGAACGTCGCGATCGAGATTGGTGCAGCTTTGGTCCCTGCGGTCGAGGCTCTGCTGCCGTTCGTTCAGACGGGTGTCGGCTTTATCGGCGATCTTGCGGAGGCTTTCGACGGGCTGTCACCAGCACTGAAGCAGGTTGCTGTCGTCTTTGGCGGGTTCCTCGCTGCGGTCGGCCCGTTCCTCTCCATTCGCGGTCGGCTAATCGGCCTGTTCGTCGAGTTGAAGCCCGCCCTTGCTGCCGTGCTGACGCCGACGACGCTGCTTGTCAGCGGCCTGGCCTTGCTGGCGGCGGGCCTGGTGATCGCCTACCAGAACTCCGAAACGTTCCGGGATGTCGTCCACTCTGTGCTGGGCACGGTCGTGGACACGTTCCGAACTGTGGTCGACCAGATCACCACGTTCGCCGGGGCTGTCCGCGACGGCTTCAACTTTGGCACCACTCTCGGTGAGGACATCGGCGGGATTGTCGGCGTCGGCGAGAAGCTCGGCGGCCTCATCTCGACCCTTGTCCTCGGGTTCCAAGATCTTGGTGCGTCGGCCGACAACTTCCCCGGGCTCGCCGGGGTGATCCTTCGTTTCGGACAAGCAGCCCGCCGAACCTTCGACACCGTGCTGGCTGCAGCCCAGACGGTTGGAGCGTTCCTCGCGTCGATCGACTGGGGCGAAGTTTTCGCGACGGTGGCGTCGGCGGCCGAGACGGCCTTCGGTGTCGTGTCATCAGTGGTCCGTTCTGTTGTCGGGTTCCTCTCCCGCATCGACTGGGCCCGAGCGTTCGACGCTGTCCGCACCACACTGTCGACTGTCGCCGATGTGGTGACCACCGCATTCGACGTGGTGGCAGATGCCGTGACGGCCGTTGTCAGGGTCCTTGGTTCGATCGACTGGGCCGGGATCTTCGGCGGGATCGCCGGCGCCGTCGGCGAAGTCGTCGACCTGTTCCAGGACTCATGGCCGAAGATCTCGGATTCCGTTTCGGGGGTTGTCACGATCCTCACACAGTTCGCCCGCGGCGCGATCTATGTTGTCCGCGAGATTGGGCAGGCGTTCGGCGAGTTGGCTTCGATCATCTCGACGGCGTTCGACGCGGTGTGGCCGGTGATCCGGGTCGCTCTCGCCCCGATCGCGATCGGTGTGATCGGTGCGGTGCAAGCCATCCAGACCATCTGGGACCGCTTCGGGGAGCACATTGTCGACGCCATCCAGACAGCCTGGAATTTGGTTTCGGGCATCATTTCGGGGGCGCTGTCGACGATTCAAGGGATCATCAACATCTTCGCCGGCATCCTGACCGGCGACTGGTCCCGCATCTGGGACGGCCTGACGCAAGTCGTGTCGGGCTTCTGGCAGACCATCACCACCATCTTCTCGACGGGCTGGCAGGCCATACAACTGGCGATCGATGTCGGTATCACGGCCGTGCGGGCCCTCTGGGATGGCGCGTGGGCGGCCATCACCGCTGTGTTCACCACGACCTGGGACACCATCACTGGCGCGATGTCGGCCGCATGGCAAGCGATCACGTCGACCGTCACGACCGGCATCACAACGGTCGTGACTTTCATTTCCGGCCTGCCCGGTCAGATCACCGGCGCGCTCGCATCGCTGCCCGGCCTGCTCCTCGGCTTCGGGGCCGAAATGATCAACGGGCTCCTCACCGCAGCGCAGACCGCATGGACCGCTGTGACGTCGTGGCTCGGCCAAATCCCAAGCCTGATCGTCAGCGCGATCGACTCGCTCGTCTCGACGCTGTCAGGCGCGGGCCACGACCTCATTGTCGGACTGCGATCCGCAGCGATCGACGCTTTCGGCGGCGTGACGTCTTGGCTCGGGGAGCTCCCCGGCCGGATCGTCTCGGCGGTCGGCGACCTTTCGCGAGTGCTGTACCAGGCCGGTAAGGACCTGATCGGCGGTCTCGTCAAGGGGATCGGCGACGCCGTCGGAGGCGCCATCGACGCCGCTAAAGGCATGGTCGGGAGTGTTGTGGGGGCCGTGACAAGCGGCTTCGGCATATTCTCGCCATCGCGAGTGTTCGCCGAGCTCGGCCGCCAGTTGCCGCCCGGCCTTGCCGTCGGGATCGACAAAGCGACAGGCATTGCCGTCTCCGCTACCGAGGACATGGCGTCTGCCGTGGCGGATGTCCCGATCGTCGCCCCCGATTTCGCCGACCCATTCCGGGCCGCTATTGCGCGCAACTTCGGTGTCGGTGCCGCAGCGAACATCACGCCTGTCGCCCCGACCGGTGGCGTCGGCGCCGCTGGCGACCCGGTCATTGCCGGGCTGCTGGCGAAGATGGCCGAAAACCCGCGGGGCGAACCGACAAAGCTGGAAATCGTTCAGAACAACAACGGCGTGTGGGGTCTCGACGAGGCGACGACACGCCAGGCCGCGGATCAGATCGCCAGCGTGCTGGGCGATGTCCTGGCGTCGCGAGGGGGGATGTTGTGAGTCGACTCCACATCGGCCGCCTCCGCGGCTTCCCGACATCGATCGACCCGGTGCCAGACAGCCGGAATCTCGCGCTTGAATGCGTTATCACCGAGACTCATCAGGCGCAGGTTGGGTCGGATCGGTGGACGATCTCGGGGCGACTCCTCGGCGATCATGTGACCGGTGTGCGCGGTCTGCCCCTCGACCGCGCCCTGTATCTGCGCGACGAACTGGAATCGATGGCATCGACGGTTGACGGCGGCACCGTCCACCCGGTCATCTTGGAGATTGACCGGACACAACAGATCTTCGGACGGCTCATCTCAGCGTCAGTCAACGTCGACGGCTGGCAAGACGGCCGACTCCCCTTCCAGATCGTCATTGACGAACTCGGCGCAGCCGGCCATCTGGAACACGAGCTGCAGATTGTGCCGCTCGGCGAACGCCCGAACTTCAGGCCGATCGCGAATGTCAACAGCTTGCCGTGGTCGCTGATCTGTGCGCTCGACCCCAACAACCAGAGTTGTGTCGATATCAGCTGGGCTGGCGGGTTCGCGGCGTTGCCGGCCGAGTCGACACCGCAGGCGGCTTACGGCGACTCCGATCTCCTCGGGGTGTCCGAGGAGTTTGTCCGGACGGCTGCGACGATCCACGGTCCGAAGCCGCAGCGATGTTGGCGTGGCTGGGCAGCGTCAGGCACCCAATTTCTGCGCTATCACACTCGGCCGGAATCATCGCTTGATGGTGGTGTGGAGATTTGGACGCATGGTACGCGTCGCTCTTGGGAGACCGACCCGCAGAGCGCGGGTGCAGGCTTGTTGCGTTGCGGGCTGCGCACCCCTGGCGACACCCATTTGCGAGATCTCGAGCTTTTCAACGGCCTGATCGGCTGCGAGTGGAGGGCATCTGACCCTTCGGCGTTGTGGCTACGAGCAACCGCGAACGGAACGACATGGACGCCACCAAGGCGCTTCTTGATCGCTCCGGATGGTGCGAGTCTGACGAAGCCGACCGCGGTCGCGATCACGCGCAATGCGCCCGATGGGACGACCGGCGCGATCCGGATCGATTTCCAGCATGAGCCGACCGCGGCAAAGCGTTATCGCGCCTCGTTGTACATCGTTTTGCGGCGCGGGCGGCGCGGCGTTGACTGCCTCCTTGAGGTCCCGGCCGAGATCTTGACTGAGATCCGGACGCCCAGCGATGCTGGGACCGCGTGGGCCGGAGGGACACGCTTGGCGAAGGTTGACACCGCGGCGACAGCCGGGTTCAGGCACATGATCATCTCGCCGCATCCGCGGGCTGACCTGGCTGATGGGATCCGGATCCGGATGACTCGCGGCTGGTTCGGGTTGTCGATGGCGATCGACGGCGGGACCGGCGCCGAAACCCTCGCGAATATTGAGCATGAATATGTTGACGATTGCGTCGTCACCGGATGGGCGGGCGTCCCCATCGCCTTGACCCGGTGAGGCATTGAGATGCCATTCGTGGAGGTTGCGAAAGGCAACGGAGATTTTTCGCTCAAGCTGCGACCAGACACGCCACTGAGCGTGCGCTTGGCGCTCAAAGAGCGCGACGCGATCTATCTCACGCCGGCGCCGATCGACACGACGGCGCAGGATGCTTTGGCCGTTCGGCGGGCGAGCATCCGTCAAGGCCTGATCACCAAGAAGACCTTTGGTGCTGACGGATCGATCTCGGTTTTTGGGGAGGGCCCCGGCCTGCTGCTCGGCTCCGGGGATAGCTCGGAAGGGATTCAATCCACCCAATCTGGTGGATTGCTTGGGTCGTTCGCCGCTGCGATCGGGCTTGCCTTGCTCTGGCCTGTGGTCGACCCA